ATGACATTGTGATCCCTCCTAAGAATGATAACCTTCAAAAAGATTAGATATAAAAACTTTTTAAGTTCTGGCAACCAATTTACAGAGATTGATTTTCAACAACATCATACTAATTTGATTATTGGGACCAACGGAGCGGGAAAGAGTACTATGCTGGACGCAATCTGCTTCTCCCTGTTTAACAAGTCGTTTAGGAAAATTACAAAACCACAACTTGTGAATGCCACAAATGAGAGGGATTGTTTAGTAGAGATTGAGTTTTGTGTAAACAATAGAGATTATCTTGTCCGTAGAGGTATTAAACCAAATATATTTGATATTGAGGTGAATGGTAATCCACTTCATAAGGAAGCAGATGATCGTGCCAATCAACGCATTCTTGAGGAAAGTATTCTTAAGGTGAATTACCGTAGTTTTGTTCAAATTGTTATACTTGGTAGTAGCACCTTTGTCCCCTTTATGCAACTCACAACTTCTAATCGTCGTGAGGTAATTGAGGACTTGTTGGATATTCGTATCTTCTCTGCTATGAATAGTCTAATTAAAGATAATATTCGAACAAAGAAAGAACAAATTAAATCTCTGAATATTAAGAGGGATAATCTTAAAGATAAGATGCAGATGCAGCAAGAGTTTATTGAAGAACTCGAAAGTCGTGGTCATGCGAATATTGATGCTAATGAGGTAAAAATTGATAAACTTTTGGATGAAGAAAACTCATACATGTTGAGTAATGAAGATTTGAATTATAGAATGGAAACTCTTCAAGAACAGATGAGTGATGTTACTGGTGCTCATGAGAAGTTATCAAAACTAAACAATCTTAAAGGTAAAATCTCACAAAAGGTTGCGACCATTACCAAAGAGTATAAGTTCTTCATAGAAAATACGGTCTGCCCTACCTGTACACAAGACATCAAAGAAGAGTTTCGTGTAAATAGAATTAGTGACGCTCAAAATAAAGCAAAGGAACTCAAGAAAGGTTATGAAGATCTTGAAGAAACAATTAAGTTCGAACAGGAACGAGAGCGTCAATTCAATACCTTATCTAAGGAGATTACAAAACTAACGCATGGCATTTCTCAAAACAATACTCGGATTTCCCTCAACCAGAGACAAATCAGAGATCTTGAACATGAAATTCAAACTATTACCAGTAACCTACAAAACAGAAATACTGAGAATGAGAAATTAGAGCAGTTTAAAGACAATCTCCAAAAGACAATTGAATATCTTTCAGACAAAAAACAAGAAATCGTTCATTACGATTTTGCCTATTCCCTCCTTCGGGACGATGGTGTAAAAACAAAAATCATCAAGAAGTATCTTCCATTTATCAATCAGCAGGTTAATCGTTATCTTCAAATGATGGACTTCTACATCAACTTTAAACTTGATGAGGAGTTCGGTGAAACCATTGAGTCACCTATTCACGAAAACTTTTCTTATAGTTCTTTTAGTGAAGGTGAAAAAATGCGTGTAGATTTGGCTCTACTCTTCACTTGGAGAGAAGTTGCGAGACTCAAAAATTCCGTAAACACTAACCTGTTGATTATGGATGAAGTATTTGACTCTTCACTTGATGGATTTGGAACCGAAGAGTTCCTAAAAATTATTCGTTATGTGATAAAGGATGCTAATATATTCGTCATCTCTCATAAGTCAGACTTACATGACAAATTCCAAAGTGTCATCCGATTCGAGAAAGTCAAAGGTTTTTCACGTATGATGTCCTGATACACCAAAGAACAATGCAAGTCCCAAACTGGAAGCATCACTCCAAGAAAGAACAGAAACGAAAACTGAAACCTCAGGCAATGCGTTCCCGAAAGGAAGCACTGAGACACTTCAAGAACCGTCACATGACCCTGCCCAAAAAGCAGGGTTCTTTTGTATAATACGTTCATACGAAACAAAAAAGTATCAATGATTAACAAAATTTTTATAGTATATACAGAACATGATGATGGTGATAGGGTTAATTCTGTTTTTAGTTCAAGGGATGAGGCAGAAAAACATAGAGATTTAATTAAAGACGAAGTTGGTGGTCTACATAATTGGAAACTCTACCTTGATGTGCGGGTGGAGGAAGTTAAAGTGAGAGATAAATCAGATTCTAGATCTGTTTTATTTTGTGATAAGACGTATGATGATATTAATAATCCTGAAGTTATTATAATTAAGGATCCTCGTCATCCTGAGAAAGAAGTATCAAAAAATTTTAGAGACCTAATTAGCGTGAGACCAATGGGGGTTCCAACTGGGTTGATCTCTTCGATGAGGAATAAAACTGATAGATCTTTCAATCACGGAGCAGGTATCTAGGGAAAAAGAGTAAATGAAAAATTTTAAACCACTTCCTAAACTGTCCACCACCTCTTTATAGGGGTGGTTTTTTATTGTATACTACGTTCATACGAATCAAATCAATGACCGTCAGGCACGAAATTAAATCTCAACTTGCTAAACTTCTTGCACAAGAAGACCTTGTGGTTGAGAACAAGAATGTTGAGACTGCATGTTTCAATGTTCATACTCGTGTTCTGACACTGCCGAACTGGGATAAGGCAGGTAATGAGATATATGATATGTTGGTGGCACATGAAGTGGGACATGCACTTTATACACCAGATCGTGATTGGATAAAAGAATATAAGATTCCTCCACAGTTTGTGAATGTGGTGGAGGATGTTCGCATTGAGAAAATGATGAAGCGTCGTTATGCTGGCATCTCAAAGACTTTTTATAAAGGATATAATGTTCTTGCCGATGAGGACTTCTTTGGTGTTGAGTGTGAAGATGTAAGTAAGATGAATCTTGCCGACCGTGTAAATCTTCACTTTAAGATTGGTAACTTTGTTGATATTCCTTTTGGTGAATATGTAGAGATGCCTATCGTTCGCATGATTGAGGGTTGTGAAGACTTTGATGATGTTCTGATTGCGGCACAGGCACTCTATAAGTATTGTCAGGATCAGATGAATACTGATACTAAGACTGATATGGATTCATTGGAATCGCAAAGTTCTGGTTCATCCGAAGAGCAGTCTGATAACTCTATGGAGCAACAACAGCAACCTGGAGAATCTGAAGATAGTACCGATACTGAGCAAGACACCGAGCATGTTCGTCAGGGTGGAGAAACCAATCCCGAACCTAAAGTTGATACTATGGATTCATTGGATGATGCAATTAAAAAACTTGCATCAATGGATGGAATCGAGAATGTTTATGTAGAACTTCCTAAAGTCAATCTTGATGATATTGTTGTTCCGAATAAAGAGATTCATGAGAGATGTAATGAACTCTGGGACAATCCACATGATCCTTATCTGTTCGATTATGTTGATGGTGAGTTTATGAAATTCAAAAAATCAGCACAGAAAGAGGTAAATTATCTTGTCAAAGAATTTGAATGTAGAAAATCTGCTAATAGTTATGCTCGTGCTACTACTAGTCGGACTGGAGTTTTGGACTGCTCTAAACTCCACACCTACAAATACAACGAAGACCTGTTCAAGAAAGTAACCACACTTGCCGATGGTAAAGATCATGGATTGATTTTTATTCTTGATTGGTCTGGTTCTATGACCCATGTAATGATGGATACTATGAAGCAGTTATTTAATCTTGTATGGTTCTGTAAGAAAGTTGCTATTCCGTTTGAAGTATATGCATTCACAAATGAATATCCATTAATGAGTGCTGATGGAGAACAACTTTTTCGCAAACGTCCGTATGAGAAAAAAGATGGTTTGATGCAGGTTGGAGAACAGTTTTCTTTGATGAACATTTTGTCGCATAAAGTTAATTCTAAAACTTTAGAAAAACAACTAAAAAATATGTTCCGTCTTGCACAATATATTACTTTTGGTGGAAGGTATTCTATACCTGTCGGAATGGGATTATCCGGAACTCCTTTGAATGAAACGATGATTGCACTTCATCAAATTATTCCACAGTTTAAGAAAAATACTAAAGTTCAAAAAGTTCAGTGTGTCGTATTGACTGATGGTGAGGGTTATGGACTTACTTATCATCGTGAGATTCAACGTTCATGGGAGTTTGAACCTTTTATTGGACTTGGTAGAATTGGTGATAATTGTTATCTTCGTGATCGTAAAACGGGAAACACTTATTCTTTGGATTCTATGTGGGATGACTACACTGACATTTTGATTCAAAATTTGAGAGACAATTTTACTGACACTAATTTTATTGGTATTCGTGTTCTTGAGTCTCGTGATTCTAATCGTTTTATTAGTCGTTACACTTGGGGTGAATATAAATTAAAAGAGCAAATACAAAACCAATGGAAAAAAGAGAGATCATTTGCTATCAAAAATTCTGGTTATCATTCTTATATTGCACTTTCGGCAACAACTCTTGCAGGTGAATCGGAATTTGATGTATCAGAAGATGCTTCTAAAACTCAAATCAAAAAATCTTTTATGAAGAGTTTGAAGAATAAAAAAATGAATAAGAAAATTTTAAATGAGTTTGTGGAACTTGTTGCTTGATAAATATTTGTATAGTAATAGGTATTAAGAATGTCTAGATTTGGAGATTTATTGGGAGGTAAAACTCCAGCACCAGCTCCAGCAGCACCTGCACAACCTACTCCAGTTGCAGTCCCTTCAGAACCAGCAGAAGCAATTGCTCCTGATCCTCTTGTTGTAGAAGAAGTTGTCGAAACTTTTCCGTATGAGAGTGATGTTCCTATCGATGAAATGAGTAAAGATGAACTTGAAGAGTATGGTAGAACTGTTGGTATCGAACTGGACAGGAGACATTCTCGTAGAAAATTGATTAAAGAGTTGAAAGAGCATCTGACCAATTCTTAAACTGTCCACTGGGGGTCGTCAAGACCCCTTTTTTCTTGTATAATAACTTCAGTTGAAACCAACAAAACAAGATCATGTCTCTTTCTGCTGATTACATCGTCACTTCCTTACAGGAACTTTATGGAGAGTCTGTAACTGGTTCTGATATTCGTGGATGGTGTGCGATGAATGGGTCTAACTATCAAACAGTTACAAATAAAATTGCTGATTATAAAGTTGGTCGTGGTAAGTGGAACTTGAATATTCAAGAAAAACTTGAACAAACTTATCAGGCACCTCCTGCCATGCCTACCTTTGAACAAAATTTGATTCCTGATAAAGATGATACTTTCGTCAAGTTTGGTAACTTTGGTGATCTTAAAAAAATTATTCAATCCCGTCTTTTTTACCCAACGTTCATTACGGGTCTTTCGGGTAATGGTAAAACGTTATCTGTGGAGCAAGCGTGTGCTCAACTTGGACGTGAACTGATTCGTGTAAACATTACTATTGAGACTGATGAAGATGATCTTATTGGTGGTTTCCGTTTGAGTAAAAATGGGGAAACATCAGTGACTACTTGGCAGGATGGACCTGTATTGGAAGCACTCCAGAGAGGAGCAATCCTGTTGCTTGATGAAGTTGACCTTGCTAGTAATAAAATCCTCTGTCTCCAGTCCATCCTTGAAGGTAAAGGTGTGTTCCTGAAAAAGACTGGTAAGTATGTAAAACCAACAAAAGGTTTTAATGTATTTGCTACTGCGAACACAAAAGGTAAAGGTTCTGATGATGGTCGTTTTATCGGCACTAATGTTCTCAACGAAGCATTCTTGGAACGTTTCCCAGTAACCTTTGAGCAGTCATATCCAACTCCTGCAACTGAACAGAAAATCCTTGAGGGTATTGCTTTGGATCTTGGAGTGGAAGATCGTGACTTCTGCAAACGTCTTGTTGACTGGGCAGACATCATTCGCAAAACTTTCTATGATGGTGGTATTGATGAAATCATCAGCACCCGTCGTTTGGTTCACATCATCCGTGCTTTCAGTATCTTCAAAGATAAGGCAAAAGCAATTCAAGTTTGTGTAAGTCGTTTTGATGATGAGACCAAACAATCATTCTTGGAACTCTACGACAAAGTGGACGCCGACTTTGTGATGCCTGTGGAGAATGATAGCATCGATGTATTTGACGGTGAAGCAAATATTTGATATAATAAGTTATGACTAACTCTTGGTCCCTACTTTATGATGAAATTTTAAAAATGGATGAATACATTAAGTTAAATACGCAACAAAGTCCTATTGATTTTATTCCAACTCCAACTCCAACTCCAACAGCAACTCCTTTCAAATATAATGAAGAGGAGATTGTAAAAGAACTTCTTGAGTACATTAGGGGAACTTATAGGCAACATTACTCTGCTGGCGACGATAAAATTCAAACACTGGATTTGATTGAAGCTTGTGGAGATGGTGAACCATTCTGTAGATCTAATATTCTTAAGTATGCATCACGATACGATAAGAAAGGTACGGCACGTCGTGATATAATGAAGATCCTTCACTATGCTGTTCTTCTTATGCATTTCAATGATAAGAATGCAGAACGTGAAACCTACCCTCAATAATAATGAAACTTAAAGAAAAAACAATGAAACTGTCTGACAATGCACTTGCTATCCTCAAGAACTTTGCGGGTATCAATAATTCTATTCTTGTAAAGCAAGGCAACAAACTTCGCACTATCTCTGTAGCAAAGAACATTCTTGCTGAAGCAGAAATCAAAGAAGATTTCCCACGGGACTTTGCGATCTATGATCTTAATCAGTTCTTGAACGGTTTGAGTCTTCATCAGGATCCTGACCTTGACTTCAATCAAGACAGTTACTTAAGTATTAAAGAAGGTAAGCGTCGTGTGAAGTATTTCTTTGCCGACCCGAATGTAATTATTGCTCCTCCAGAGAAGGAGATTACATTGCCATCTCAAGATGTATGCTTCCAGTTGGATAGTGTAACACTTGAAAAATTGACGAAAGCAGCAGCAGTATATCAACTTCCTGATATGTCTGCGATTGGTGAGAATGGTGTCATCAAACTGGTGGTTCGTGATAAGAAGAACGATACTTCCAATGAGTATGCCATTGTTGTTGGTGAGACCAGTGATGATTTTGAGTTTAACTTTAAGGTAGAAAACATCAAGATTATTCCTGGTGCCTATGAGGTAGTAGTGTCTTCTAAACTTTTGTCACAATTCACGAATACGCAACACAATCTCAAGTATTATATTGCTCTGGAACCCGATTCAACATTCGGATGAGACACATTCTCTTTACCCTTAAAGGGTGTCCATATGGATTATTAGATGATGAAGCACATATTCGTAATGTGCTTTCAAATGCTGCAACATTATCTGAAAGCACCTTACTAGATATTTCATCACATAAGTTCGAACCTCATGGTGTAACTGCCGTAGCACTTCTTGCCGAGTCTCACATTAGTATTCATACATGGCCGGAGAATGGTATGGCAGTATGTGATGTGTTTACCTGTGGAGACCATACAAATCCCAGATCAGGTGCCACATACATGTATGAAGCAATGGGTGCAACAGATATTGTATCTGAAATCTTTACTCGACCTTTAAAATGACTAAAGTTGATGTCCCAATGAGAATAACTGGTAGTATCCTAGTGATTACTGCATACTTTGTTGTTCTCCATATCAACATAACTCTTGGAGTTACATTGCACTTCATTGCTGATATGATTTCAGTTCCTTACTTTATAAGGACAAAATCTTGGGATGTGGTTATAATGCTTATGTTCTTACTGGCAATCAGTTTCAGCAAACTTTTAACATGAACATTTTTGTAACAGATTTTTCTCCAGTCAAGTCGGCACAGGTTCTTCCTGATAAGCACATCGTCAAGATGCCCTTAGAGTGCTGTCAGATGCTCTCTATCGTTGCCTCAGACAAATGGGGGCACGGGTATGGAACTCTTCCTAAGACCGATGGAACCCCGTATGCGACCGATAAGGGTGCCTTCCGCAATCACCCTTGCACAGTATGGGCAAACGAAACTGTCGCAAATGCCCGATGGTTAATCCGTCACGGTCTTGCATTATGTGAGGAGTATTCTAATCGATATGGAAAAATTCATTCATGTCTTCATACTCTCGCACATGCAAATAAAATCTTTCCATTAGATGCTATTCATCAATCAAAACTTACACCTTTTGTTCGTGCAATGCCTGAAGAGTTTAAGTTTGATATGAATATAAGTACTATCGAAGCGTATAAGATGTACATTGCTTCTAAACCATGGGTGTGCGATAATTACTTGAGACTGCCAAATCGTAAACCTGAATGGGTATGAATGGAAGAAGAAAAAATAAAAACACTTTACCTTTACGAACTAGAAGGTGGGGGATGTATTATGCATGATGGATACATTCAAATAGGTATTATGAAACATAGTGTTGAGAAACACATGGAACTAAATCCTACCGTTAATTGGATTGTGACCTATTGGTGTCCTGATATATTTGCTAACAGATACAAAAGAGTTTCATTTCAGAAAACTGAAAAGAAAAATGAGGGAAGTCCAAAGACGGACAATCAAGGACAAGGTATTGATTTGAACATAGAACCGAAAGGTTGTGGTATACTAAAGGACAAGTAGATTTGATTATGAGAAATTGCATTTGCCCCCAATGGGATTCTGGATGGATTCCGGAAGTTATTGATGAAAAAAATCCTATTAAGTATATAAAAAGATACTTAAGTGATGAGTATGTGTCAAACAAAAAAATTTACTGCTACGACATACATAACTGCATGTCTGAATTAGGAATTTTAGAGCAAAGACCATATGGTATTAAGAATATACCTTCTGTGTCAAAAAATAGTTTTGATATTATTGTCAATTGGTTTGTAAGTGAGTATAATATGCTCAAGAGAATTAAAGTAACTGATTTTATGAAGGATTAATATTATGAACTCAATTGATAAAAAGCATTTCCTGTGGGTGGAATCGCATCGACCACAAACTATTGAAGAATGTATTCTTCCTGAGAGTACGAAAAAGACCTTCCAATCTTTCCTAGATAAGGGAGAGATACCTAATATGCTACTTGCCGGTCCTCCAGGCATCGGTAAAACAACAGTAGCAAAGGCATTATGTAAAGAACTTGGAGTAGATGTATATGTCATCAATGGATCCGATGAAGGACGATTCCTTGATACCGTCAGAAATAATGCGAAAAACTTTGCTTCGACCGTATCGCTTACGTCAGATTCTAAACACAAAGTCATTATCATTGACGAAGCTGACAACACATCCAACGATGTACAACTCTTATTACGGGCGTTTATTGAGGAGTTCGCTGGCAATTGCAGATTCATCTTTACCTGCAACTACAAAAACAAAATCCTTGAACCCCTCCATTCCCGATGTGCCGTCGTTGAATTTGGAATCAAAGGAAAAGAACGACAGGGTATTGCAGCACAGTTCTTCAAACGCATCCGACAAATCTTGGATGCAGAAGGTGTTGAATATGATAACAAGGTCCTGGTAGAATTAATCAATAAGCACTTTCCTGATTGGAGGAGAGTTCTTAATGAATGCCAAAGATATTCCGTAAGTGGAAAAATCGATTCTGGTATTCTTGCCACTTTTTCGGATGTAGCAGTTAATGAACTGGTTAAAAACCTTAAAGAGAAGAATTTCCCCGAAGTACGTAAATGGGTTGTCAATAACCTGGACAATGATACTACTGTCCTACTGCGTCGTATTTACGATGCTTGTTATGATTCCTTGGTTCCGAATAGTATTCCTGCTGCTGTGCTTGTCCTTGCTAAGTATCAGTATCAAATGGCATTTGTGGCGGACCAGGAAATAAACTTACTTGCATGTTTGACTGAAATAATGGTAGAATGCGAGTTTAGTTGAGGTAAATTAAAATGATTGATGTAAAACTGCTACGAATTGTGACTGGTGAAGAAGTTATCGCAGAACTCATAGATGAGAATGCTGCTTCTATTACAGTCCAAAATGGTCTTGTAGTTCTTCCGACTAATAATGGCGTTGGATTTGCTCCATGGGCAACTGTGATTAGTAAGGACAAACCGGAGATTACGATTTCTAAAACTCATGTCGTATATGTCGCAGAGGTTCAGGAAGATGTCTGTAAGAAGTATAATGAAATGTTTGGTAGTAAGTTGATTACTCCAAACTCTAAAAAACTTGTCTTGTGACTTAAATGAGAATTGGAGTCATGTGTTCTGGAAACGGAACTAACTTTGAGAACATTGTTGAGAATTGTCCAGACCATGAAGTTGTAGTTATGATCTACAATATCAAAGGATGTGGTGCTCAAGAAAGAGCAGAACGATTGGGTATTCCCAACTGTCGTATTAAGAGTAGTGATGAACAAAAAATCATCGATAAACTTAATAGACATAAAGTTGATTTAGTAGTTCTTGCTGGTTGGATGAAGATTGTTACACCGGGATTGATTAATGCTTTTCCGAATAAGATAATTAATATTCATCCATCATTACTTCCAAAATATAAAGGTCTTAATGCCGTTAAGCAGGCATTAGATAGTGGAGATAAAATCACTGGTTGTACAGTTCATTATGTGACTGAAGAGTTAGATTCTGGGGGATGTATTGATTCTTCTTCTGTTCCTATTTGTGCTGGAGATACAGAAGAGACCTTACATCACAGAGTTCAGAGAGCAGAACATCGTTTACTTCCTATGGTAATTAATAATTTATTTGAAAATATAAATTAAATGGAATGGTTCATTGAGTTACTACAAATGAGACAAGATAAAATTGATACACAAGGCATGAGTATTCCCTCTAAGGGTAATACCAATTCTAATAGAGAGATTCCTCCAATGCCAGTAAAGCATCGTACAATCTTCACACCTGAAGAACGTAGAGAATTGAAAGATATTGTTAATGAAGCACTTGATGAGAGGTGGAACGACCATGAAGTTTAAAGCATTAGTATTCATTCGATTAAGATCTCAGGTCGATGACTCTCCTGGTAATGCCGTCAGAGATGCCTGTAAGAGATTGTCTGAACTGGATATTAAAAAGTTGAGGTTAGGTAAGGTCATTGACATTTGGATTGAGGCACCTGATAAAGAGTATGCCGCCAAAGAAGTGACTAGACTGAGTGGTAGATTTCTTGCCAATACTGTAATGGAGGATTGGTATTATGAATTGACTGAAATTGATAGTTTCCCTCCAGGAGTAGAATAATGCCACATGAATTCGATCCATGTGAAGCACCGGTTGATGGTCTAGTTGATAAATGGGGATTTACAATTAAACCTACAATTAGTGATACTGAGTGTATTTTAATTTGTCTAAAAAATGCACCTTGTGGAATTGATAAAAAACAATCAGAACGTTTAGTAAAAGAGTTAGAAAATGGAAGGATTTAATGAACCAGGATCAAATAAGAGTTGGATGGATGAAGGATTTAAAAAGTATATAACACAATATCAACTAGATAATGTAGTTTCACTTTTAAATGGTAAGTTAGAGTATGCCTCTACTTACGATAACACAGGCAAAATCACTAAAAAAATTATTATTACTTACGATGAAACAAACGAAAAAGTGTCAGGTTAAGTCCAAGTTCTACTATATCTTCTGGGGAACTGCTACAGCATCAGTATTATTGGGACAATTATATGTTGGAACTGGATATAGGGTAATGGCAGAAAGCACACTGAGTTTTCAGGATTATCTTACAGAACTTTTAGATACTGCTAAGACTTTCTGATGGGACTACTAAAAATTGATAAAAGCAAACTGGTGGAGGAGAAAGTCAAAACTACTCCCCAGAATGTAAAAGAAGCAAATGAAGCACTTTTTCGTGCTACAATGAATTTACCCACTGCCGCAAAACATTGTGGTATGACTCAGAAGGA